TGCGTTTTCAGGAGTGACAACAATAGTGCCAATCTGTCCTGAGAAGTTTTCAAAGAAATCTATAAATCTTGGATCGTAATCTAGATCATCAATGGAATCTGTATTGTTTACTCTCGCAATAATTTGTTTGATAATTGATTGTTTTTTAACTTTAGCAGGAGGATTCAACCATATGGGCATTGAAAAAGTCAGTGTTGCAATATCTAATTGTGTATCAACACCTTGAGGCACTGCTCGTGAACTCCATACTATATCAATTAGTTCTACGTTTGTGATGTTGGTCCAATCTAATGGATTGTCATTTGCTTGTAACTCAATTGCTGGATTAAACAACACTAATATCTGTTCTAATAATTGCATCTTTTGATCTGTGTTTGAACACCATATATCAACGGCCATATTTAAGTTATACGGTACAGGCATATGACGCTCTACGGTATATGTGTTACCTATTTCTGCAATGTATTCTTGATTGGTATTATCATATTTTCTTTCAGCAACTTGTACTTTGTCTATAAGTCTTGGTTCTTGCAATCTATCCCTAGCAATCTGCAAATTAGTGATATAAGCACTAATAAACGGTGCAGAATTCATCACATTCTCGGAACTGTGTCTGAGTATATGGGCAACCATTCTTGACATATCTGCGTACCTTACAGGTACCCTTATGTAGCTCTCTGAGTCTGATGTACTCTTTGTTCCTGTTTTAATTTGAAAAGAATCAAACAATCTTATAAACTGTAAAATATATCTTCTTATCTGTTGATCATACCAGTATTGCATATTAGTCCGCCTTAGGTTTTATAACCTTACTTAAATATTGTCTTTCTTTATTATCATCCGTCACACTCGATGATGATGTATTATTAATAAAGCTGTCTAGTCCTTTGTTTGAACTCACATATGTACCTCTGAAGTTTTCTGAAACTTTAATATATCTGTTTCCTTCTTTTCTAAATAATCTACTAGGTGAGTAATCAACACGTAAAACATATTGTCCTTCGGTTATTGAGTTTGGAAATGATGTACCTGTGTGTGCTATAGTTAATCCTTTGCCTGGAGTGCCATCTTGATTTCTGTCTGCAATTTTATGTGAATCAACTTGATTAGTATATAAATGACCAACATCCATTCCTTTTGTTGGTACATTTCTTTGAGCCTCATTAATCACAGCATCATTGATGTCAATTTCTGACTGATAAGTTGAAATGATATTCTTAAGATCATCTGCCTCCTCACCACTGCCAAGTATATCTCTGAATTCTTGTGTGTCTTGCATAGCCACTGCTTTACATCTCCAAATGTGTGGCCACCAACCTGGATCATAACCTTCTTGACCTCTTGCGGCATCTTCGACAACATAAAATTTGTTAATCGTAAGATTTTCTTTTGGTGTGAAACTTGTAACTACGGCACTAGCACTACTTTTATCTCCAGTGATAGTTTCGTTTTGTGTGAAGTCTCCTGCGATAGGAGTTATTCTAATTGTTTTAGCTTCGTGGTTATAACTGACAACAGTTGCCTGTGTTCCTGATGTGCCACCAGTGACAGTTTCACCTTTTCGGAATTTCTTACTAGGTTTTGCCTGTAACGTGATACTTGCAGATTCTAGTCTTGTATCATCATTCTGATGTGGAAGTTCAAAAACATCACCTGGTATAATTTTTCTACCAAGTCTTTCCATCATATCTCCTATATGGAAAGTTATGAATATTGTGTCAGCAGTTTGGAAAAGACCGAACTGTGTTAGATCAAAATCTTGGTCTTGAACACTGTATACACCACGTAGATCAAAAACATCAGAATCGTATTTTCTATCTCTGTTTTCACCAAATAATACATCTTGTACATTTAATTCGCTAGTTATACTGTTGGTAGGCTGATCACTACTAACACTATTAGTTTGGGTATGAGGACCTATGTATTTGTGTACAAATACCCCCGTGCCGCCCACGTAGAAGTGTTCTTTAATCGTACGATCAGCAAAGTTGTAGTCATTACCCTTATTTGGTTTCCATAAACTGAGTCTTGGCATATTATTCCTTCAAAGTACTTTAAAGTATTTATTGAAATGAGTACGCCTTTACTAAATACTAGTAAGATGGCAACACAGCAAACAAAAAGACAGGAATTAATCACTGAATTACGTACTATCCTAGGTGATGGTATGGTTGACGTTGAATTAGATCCTAAACACTTTGATACAGCAATAGACCTTGCTGTAGATAGATTCAGACAGAGAAGTTCTAACTCAACGGAAGAATCTTACATTTATCTTAAAATATTACAAGATACTAACGAATATACATTACCAGAAGAAGTGATAGAAGTAAGAGAAATATTCAGAAGATCAGTTGCAGGATCTAATAACAGCATAGACTTGGATCCATTTGAACTGGCTTACACTAACTTGTATTTTTTACAAGGTGGAAGAATTGGTGGCTTAATGACTTGGGACGCATTTGCTCAATATCAAGAAGTTGTAAGAAGATTATTTGGTGGTTATTTGAATTTCAAATTCCACACTGAAACAAAAAAATTAATTTTAATGAGAAGACCAAGAGCAGAAGAAACTGTATTGTTACAAGTTTATATGGAAAAAACTCCAGACACACTTATCACACAAAGATACAGCAGACCTTGGATAAGAGATTATGCACTCGCACAGTGTAAAATGATGTTGGGCGAAGCAAGATCCAAGTATTCTAGTCTACCGGGTGCCCAAGGTAATGTAACCTTAAATGGCGATGCTCTTAAGGCAGAGGCTCAAGCCACAATTGAAAAACTTGAAAGAGAAATAGACACATACGGCACTGGTGAAGATCCATTAACATTTGTTATTGGATAATTTAAAAACCGGTTGACTAATAGTCATTGTTCAAGTAATATAATATTATGATCATTGGACTTGTAGGATTTATAGGATCCGGTAAAAACACAGTCGCAGAGCAATTCGTAAAAGAAGGTTTTGCACAAGACTCATTTGCGTCACCATTGAAAGATGCAGTGAGTGATATTTTTGGCTGGCCTAGGAATATGCTTGAAGGAGACACAGAACAGAGTCGTGTCTTTAGAGAGTCTGTCGATGAGTGGTGGAGCCAGAAATTACAAAATAGAAGATTTACTCCACGATATGCTTTACAGGTTATAGGCACAGAACTTTTTAGAGAAAATTTTAATCACAGTATTTGGCTACACAGTTTAGAAAATAGGTATATGGCAAACGGTCGTAAACCTACTGTTGTGTCTGACTGCAGATTTAGAAATGAACTAGGCCTAATTAAAACTATGGGTGGTGTAGCTATTAGAGTAAAACGTGGTCCAGAACCACATTGGTATAAAATGGCAAAAGATGCCGCCGATGGAGACACATTTGCACAAAGCAGTTTGCACGAGATGGGAGTACATCAAAGCGAATGGGATTGGGTAAATATGAGAGTAGATTATACAGTTGAAAACAACGGTACAATCGATGAGTTAAAAACAACAGTACAACAAATAGTAAAAGAAATAAAACCTTAACCAAAGGAGTTTATGGCAAAAAAAGAAGTTGTAGGTTTGATAAAGCTACAAATAGAAGCGGGTAAAGCCAATCCAGCACCGCCCGTTGGACCAGCACTAGGTCAAAAAGGTGTTAACATAATGGACTTCTGCAAAAAATTTAATGATAAAACAAAAGCAGATATGGGCAAGATCATACCTGTCGTTATAACAGTTTACAAAGATAAATCATTTGATTTCGTACTCAAAAAACCACCAACATCATTTTTAATTAGACAACAATTAAAACTAAAAAAAGGTGGCAGAACACCAGGAAGAAGTAGAATAGCAACAATGACGAGAGCCCAAGTAGAAGCAGTAGCAAAAGAAAAAATGGAAGACTTGAACGCATTAGATCTAGAAAATGCTATACAGATTGTTGCAGGTCAGGCCAGATCAATGGGCATTGACGTTAAACTATAAGTCAGGTACTATAGACCCTTGCTTCCATCCTAGTTCTTCTGTACTTTTAAAACGACTACAATTAGCACATATTGTTTTTAGATTTGAAAAATTATTATTCTTTAAATTACCATCAACGTGATACACATCCATTTGTGCGGGATGTTTTGATTTGAAACCACACTTTTCACATATATGTTTTTTTCTATAACCGCTTTTTTCCCAAGATTGTTTTTTACCTGTATTATCACCTCTATCTAGTTTAATACACTGATCACACTTTGTACGATAGTATACTTTGCCTTTACGCCTATAGTTAAAGGCTTGTGGTCTAGTCTTGCATTGTACACATAGCGGTCTTATATGTTTTTGATCGGTTTCTTCACTCATACTTGTATTTAATACCTTTAAAGGTGATAGTTATCGGTGCTTTTTTAACATTTTTAACTAAATATGATTATATATAATAAGGATTATACATTAAATTAATGTTAATGCAGGGAGATTAAAATTATGCCAACACTAGTATCACCAGGTGTATCAGTATCAGTTGTTGATGAATCTATGTACGCACCGGCAGGTCAAGGTACAGTACCACTAGTTGTAATTGCTTCAGCTCAGGACAAAGTAGATCCTAGCACAGGCAACACAGCGATAGGTACAACCTCAGCCAATGCAGGTAAACCGTTTTTAGTAACATCACAAAGAGAACTGGTTACAACCTTTGGCGAACCATCATTTAAATCATTACAAGGAACACAAATCCACGGTGATGAGAGAAATGAATACGGTTTGCTATCAACATATTCATATTTAGGAATAGCAAATAGAGCCTACGTCATCAGAGCAGACGTAGACTTAGACGAGCTAGAAGCATCATCTACAGTACCACAATTAGCACCAGCTAATGGAACTTACTGGTTAGACACAGCTTCAACAGATTGGGGTTTATTTCAAGCAAATACAACTTCGTCGGCTTGGGAAAAATTAACACCAGCAGTTTTAACTGAAACTCCAGGAGCGGCAGGCGGAAACGTCGATGCTCAAGGTAAGCCAGTTACAAACTATGGTAAAGACTTAGACTACGTAATAGTAGCATCAGCATCACCGGCCGCACTTTATCAAAAAGTGTCAGGCACTTGGTCAGTGGTTGGATCACCTACTTGGGTGTCAGCCACATCAGCAAACGTTTACATTAGATCAGGTAACGGTACAGCACCAACAGTAGCCGCTTCAGGTAGCTACAATGATATCTGGTTAAAATCAACACCAGCTGGTCAAGGTGCAAACGTGGTTGTTAAAAATTACAGTTCATCAACAGGTAGTTGGTCTTCAGTAACTGCGAAC